TAACTCTACTCCACTGAAACTATTATCATTCATCCTCCCTACAAATGGAGAGATGTAAGTAGCTCCAGCGATCATTGCCATAATTGCTTGAGCAACACTGAATACTAGAGTAACGTTAGTTTTTATTTCTTCTGTTGATAGAATTTTACATGCTTTAATACCTTCAACTGTGCAAGGAAGTTTTATAGTGACACGTGGATCATATGCATAGTATTTCTCGGGTGTTTGGTAGTACTCAGATGCATTAGCTAGTAGTTCATCACAAGTTTTACCCTCTACTTCTACAGAAACGCTTTCAATGTCAGGACATTCATTTAGAATCTCAGTTATAATAGTTTTATAAGACTTGTCAACTGATTTAACAAGCGTTGGGTTAGTAGTAATCCCAGAGACTAGACCTGTTTCATAGATAGGTTTAATCTCTTCAATTTTAGCTGTGTCAAGAAATACTTTCATTTCATCATATTTAGTGTACATCTGCCCAGTTGTCTCCAATTTTGGACTCTGCATCAATGGGACATCGGAGTTTGTAGTACTCCCCTGCTTCTCTAGCGCAGTGTACCAAGGATGTTGCCAAACGGTCGGCGTGGAGACTGTGGCATTCGTATTGTAATTCGTCATGAATGAAGGCAAGCTGCGAGCAGCAAATATCGTGAGTGTGATGGTTAGCTATTACCAGCCATCGCTTCGCGATTACGCCAGCAGATCCCTGTAATAGGAAGTTGAGTGCTTTGTGCGGACTATCAAGGAGGACCTTGCG